ACGCGGACCCTCTGGACCCTCTCGACCTTCTGGACCTGCAGGACCTCGCGCTCCCTGTTGACCTGCTACACCTTGAATACCCGCTACACCTTGCGGACCTGCCGGACCTTGTTCCCCTTTGTCGCCCTTAGGGCCTTGCGGACCAACAGGACCTTGTGGACCTGGATCGCCTTGCGGTCCTGAATCTACATTTACATTCCCTAGTTCGTCCGGCATCATACCATTAACAGTCTGTACTCGCGGAATTGCTCGTAAAGTTCCCCATCCATCCATGCTAGGTAAGCTTGCGCGTGTAAGACTAGGTAAGAATGTTCCATCTCGACTGGTATCAATTTCCTGTATAACTATATTTTGTTCGGGGAACGATTGTGTAATAATAATAATTTGTCCATCCTGTACCGTTGCGTTAGCTTCGTCAAATACCGACTTCCAACCTGGATAGCGTGCTTCGTTGTAATCAATAACCGCTACACTAGTTCCTTGCTGGAATGTGGATGGTAAGTCTGTGGCCATGATTTCAGGTAGTACCGCGTATTCTACAGGCACCTCTACATTACCCTCTGCATTAGGTCTGTTACCGTTGATACTTGCGATATAAGTGTCGAACAAGTCTGTATAATCTTGTTGTGTCGGCACGTAATTCGTAACGAATTTATTTCTTAATTCTCCGGGTGTTTTAACTACCATGTTCATACCTCCATTTAATGTTAGTGAAAAGCTTTAAAAACTCACCTCCTTTAAATGTTCGAAAAATAATTTAAAAAAAATAAACAAAATGCTTGACGTTATATAAATATATATGGTATAGTTACATTACAAACAAGGGAACATGATTCCCAACTAGGAGGAAATTAAAATGAAAAATTTAAACTTTGTACTAACAGTGACTGAAGAGAAAGGAAAATTTAACCACGTTGTAACTTTAGATCGTAAAGTAGTAGCTAGTCGTAAATCAGCAAAGACTTTCTCACACGTTGCAATCATAGAAGACAAATTCGGAATGAGCGCAATCGGATTCGGAAACAACCCCACTAAACTACAAAAAGACGTTGAATGGTACAAGGTTAATCGCAACGAAGACGGTATTGTTCTAACATTCTAATAAAGCGGGGGCGCAAGCCCCTTAAAACAAAATAAAAAATCGGAGGAAATTAAAATGAAATTTACATTGTATTTATTAAACGGCCAGGAATTAATCTTAGATAGCTTCGAAAGCTTAGAGGCTTACTTAATAGACAACAAAGAGAAAGTTGATGTTATAGTCCCTCGATAGAACAAAAGCCCCTACCAATAAACGGTATGGGGCTTTTTATTATACTACGACTAAACTGTCTCCGATTGCGTCGAATCCAATCCCTCTTCGAGAGGGCGTATTAGGGTCCAGTTACTTTTGCAACAGCTTGTAAGTTATCTAATGGAATGTAAGCGCCATGTTTACCCGCACCTTGAATTACAACGCCGTCAAAGTCGATAGCTTCTTGTGTACGAGTTGTTGAGATACCGACGAACGCTTTACCTACACCTTGTGGATAAACTAAAGCTACATTACCTGCTAATTTAGCCGTTGGTACCGCTTGGATTACGAATCCTTTAAAGCGAGTAATTCCGTTTGCGTCGATATTTACAGATGAAGCTTTAGCTGTTGTTGCTAGTGCTCCATCAACGATAGCGTTATATAGCTCCGGAGAAACTTTAGCTACTACGTTGTTAGTATCAACTTCCAAGTTAATGTAATGAGCCGATAAAGCATCAAATAAAGCACGTACTCCCGCGTCGTCCATTGTAGCAAGTTGTTCTGTGTGTCCCGCGTTGTCACTTAAGTAAGTTGCAACAGCACCATCAATTAAATTAGCTTGTGCGCGAGCGTTTAATGCTAAACGGTCTGCTAATGCACGTTGGAAGTCGTTGTTTACTGTAAAGCGGTCGATACCTTCGTGGATAGCCCATGTACCAGTGTAAGGAACGTCAATGTTTGAGTAAATAACTTCGGTACGATTACCAAAACGTGTAGTATTTGCTGTACCTGTACCGAACGCTACATTAGCGTCAGTATTATAAGTTCCAACTGTTACCGCGATATCAGAAGTTTTAACAGAGAAAGCTGTTGCCGATTCTTTAACGCCGTCTAATGCTTCGATACCGCCCGCACTCATATCCGAGAAGTATGAACGCTTGTTAAATACAGTTTGTAATAAGTCCTTGAATTGCTTTTCGTAACGACCTACCGCTAGTTCGTTGTTATTTCCTAATGCCATGTTATATGACCTCTTTTCATTATTTTAGTTTATATGATTACCGCAGGACATTTTCTAAAGCTTGAGCCCAGACGTTATCATTATTTTCATTCGCCCCTTGTGGATTACCAATAGACATATTAGGTAATACAGGTTCAGGCACTTGTTGTGGCTCTTCATTTGGCTTGAATAGGAATGATTTCGCTTCTTGTAAAGAAGCAATTTGTTCTTCTAAGCCTTTTACGATATTTCCGTTCTCGTCTAGTTCAATTGAATTTTTGTCGATTAAGCCGGAAACAATGTCGAAGTCTAAAACTTTATCATTCAATGCTAGTTTCATAGCGCTGTTTAAAGTAACTTCTTTGACCTTACCTTCGAATTCAGCTTTAGTAGACTCATTAGCTTCCTGTAGCTGTTTAATTTGATTCATTAACTCTTCATTACCTGTAGCTAATGGTGTAAGTGTTTCTAGTTGCTTATCGCGTTCTGTTAAATCGGCTTTAAGTTGCTTGTTTTCCTCAATCTTTTCATTAAACTTAGCTTTTGGAATCCAATTTCCGTCATTAACGACACCTAATTGCTTATCCCCTAACTTAGCTTGTACTTGTTGAGCCAACTCTTCACCTAATAATTCTACTAACATATTATACCTCTTTCCTTTTAATGTTTTTTAGCGTGTCACACCTCACGCAACAAGGGAAATAGAAATGACCCGCCTATTTCAATCGGTAGATTTTAAATAACACTAGCCTTCTCGCAAATTAAAGTACGGTATTTATAACAGCGTCCCGTACAACGCTCCTATTCGCGTTTATTATGCTAACCAATCCATTGCATTACCCGTAGCGACTTATTACGCTATTCACCCATCATGCAATTAAACCCTTTTTCTTTAGTTAGCTAGTCTGTTGGATTCGACTATTACATTAATAAATATATCATAAGTTGTTATTTAAGGCGGTTTTTCCGCGCCTTTTCTAACTGTTTATAATGTTGTTTCTCAATAACCCATATAGCCAGTAATGAAGTGGCCAGTGATCCACATGCAACTATTAAAGAAATAGCTAAATTAATTATATTAATCTCTCCTTGTCGTAACGTCTAGCTAATCCAGTTTGCTCTGTGTATTGTTTAACTTTAGTTTGTCGCACTCTTATATTCTTTTTCCATTTATCAATACTATCTTGGTCGCCTACTTGTTCGGCAATACGCAAGTTTTGCTTAGCCTTACGAACCTCGCGTTCTAAACTTCTTTGCTTTTGCATCTGCTTATAAACTTTATCCGCCTCTTCTATACTAGGTGGATTATTGTTGTTCGTGTTTAATTCTGGGATGAACGGTCTCATGCTATGCCTACAGTTACTTCCTCTGAATCCGTCTGGGTCTCCGAATTTAAAGTCATATATACTCTTATAACCTTCGGTATTACGTTTACGAGTAGAAGCTACAGTACCTTGTATACCTTGACAAGCGGGCCTAGCGCCCGAATAGTGGTCTACTACTACTAAATGAACGTCATATTCATCCATACGTCTTATAGCCAACTCATTATAAGTACGATTAACGGTAGTCCTCACAACAGCGTCTGTATAAGATTGAATATTCATAATTCGTCCGGCTTTATTACGATACCCCGAAGGTAATCCTTTTTCTCTAGCTTGTATAACCGCTTGTGCTACCGCTTGATTCACTGTAATGTTACCAACTAATACACGTGCCGTAACGCGTTCTATTATATCCTCTAGCGTTCGTTGTGCCACACCCTTACCTAGTGCTGTTGTAATTAAAACAGCGTTCACATAGTTGTCTAAGCCGTCAAAAACTTGGTCTACATATTCCTGTAATATGATGTCGATATCAGAAGGTATTGGTATAGCTGTCAAACGGTCTGCTATTTGTTCATCAATTGTCTGAATAGTATCTATTCCAACAGTTCTAAATAAATTAGTTATTTCCTCTACACTCAAATCAGTAGCCTTAGAAAGCGCTACAATAGTTTCCTGGTTAAAAGCCCTAACTTGTTGCAACTTCTCTGCTTGCCACGCTAGAGCACCTTCAAAACCTACACCATCCCTAGTCTTTAAGAGTTGAGCCATCCGGAGAAATATATCTTGCTCTATCTCTCCGTAAATGTTGATTAAAGGGGCTGTATAACTATCTAATTGATACGGTGTTATTCTTACCATCTTACACCTCTATTCTTCATCTAAACTAATAATCATTAATACTTTGCTATCTTCACAACTTATATAAAAATCACAATTTAATTCAGGTGAATGATATAAACCTACAACAGGTACAGTAGGAAAACCTACCTCGTACCCGTTCCAGTCACTTTGCCAAAGTAAGTTATCTACTATTGCCTTCATTCGTTTATACCTTTTACTTTCATGTCTAAAATGTTCAATAAATCGTATATACCTCGCTTATAAAAGTTTCTTAATTTTTCATCATTAAAACCATTACAATATTCGTATGTTTCTAATATAATTTCTTCTTTCGTTTTCTCTACCTCATAACCTACATATAAAGCGATTGCCATTTGTTCAATACTCAATTGATTCAAGTATTGATAATTATCGCCCTTCCATTTCCCGTCGTCTTTTAAATGTACACTAACATGAGTTTTTAAAACAATTTCTTTTGTAAAGTTGTTCTCTAAAGCCTTTTCTAAAGCCACCGCTTGACGTTTAGTTAAAATAATTTTATCCACTTTAACTCCTCCTCTTTTTAACTAAAGCAACCTTACCATATATAAAAATATACGTCAACTGTTTATTCTAAACTACCGCCTAGTGTAATTGAATCGGCTATCGTCTGCATGTCCGGCGCTCCAATTAAGTCCTCGTTCATAATGCGCTGTAGCTTTAATGTAGCCTCTTCTTGCGTTAGGCCGTAATAGTTCATAATAGCGTCTACTCGCGATTGTATGCCCGCGCTAATGGCCTTAATTTCGTTGTCTAGTTGAGCGTTCTTGTCTACAATGATACTATCGTCAAATGAAACTGTTACATCGTAATCAACTGGCGCACGGTATAGTCCAGAAGCTGTAGCTAAGATTCCGATAGCCTTGATAACGTCTGTAATACCTTGTTCAATTACATTCTCATGTGATTTCTTAGTTCGGAATGTTTTGCTATTCTCACTAACGATTTCTGTAGCTGTTTTAAGCCCTGATTTTTCAAAGCTAAACGACCCCGCACTGAAACCAATTTGTAAAGCCAAAGTGTCTAAAGCTGTATTAAGTCCGCTAATGTGTTCTTGCGCACGAATAGTTAGGTTGACCTCTTTCATAAAGTCGCTATCCATACCACCGACATCCATAGCTTCGTATGTTTCATCATAAGCGTCGAAATAGCGGTCAAAGGTTCCATTAGCGTTAGGTGTAGACTTAATAGCGCTAGTTGGTACAATGATACGCTTACGACCTAATCGGAACTCTCGTAAATACGAATCGAATATAGTATCAATAGTTTTCAATGTGTCGATACTGTTTGCATAAATCGAAATACCCAGAGGTAAAGAACTATCTATGTTATTCGCTGTATTCGGCTTAAAGTAAGTGAATAACGGTCGATCAACGTTATTAAACCGAACTTCTGGCTCCAGGTCAGGAAATACCTCCGACAATGGAACTTTAGTACCTAACTTTTCCTTGTTATCGCTACGATATAATTCGTTCCGTACTACATAAACGCCTTGCTCGAATAAATGCCATTCTAGTAGAGTGTAATGATTTTTGCCTTTAGTAATATAAGAAGGGAATACCGCCTCTTTCACTCGCGTGCTGTCCCACGATACAGGAATAAAGTTTTCCGCTGTACTGTAACCAATTCGAATCTTGCCTCCTTCAATGTACGGTTTAACTATCATACCGCCTTGAGAGAACATGAATTCTAAATATTGTTGGAAGTTTGAGTTGAAAGCATTGTCTTTAAATACATCCTGGATGAATTGATTATAGTTTTCGTCACTAATACTAATGTTCGAGCGTTCATTGAAAATCAATGTAGCAATTTCTTGTGACACTACTTTAGGAATGTTTAAAGTCGCTAGTGTACGTTTGTACGAACCGCGACCGATTGAATGAGATTGCACTTCATGGATACTCTTAGCATATCCCTTGTGAAGTTGTTTCCATAGCTTTATATGCTCGTAAAACTCAACAGGTATATTAATACCCTTTACTTCTTCTAAGCCTTGTAAATCGTTAATAATGCCCATCTTTACACCAACCTTTATAATAAAATTTTTAATATTAGAAAACAATCTTTATACCCCCTTAATTCACATATCGTTTATAGAAGTAATTTATTGCGTACCTCGCGCTATCTAAAGCATGGTTATAGTTGTCTATCGGCTTTCCGTTGTCTAATCTCACATACATTCCTATTTCAGTTAAAATGCCATTATGGTGGTAAGTGTTATTCTCTAGTAGGTAATAGCGTTCGTCACTCATAGCATTCTGTAAACGTTCAATACCTACCTCTATTCCTTGACTAGAACCTTTTACTTCGCCGTTGTTATTCATAGCGCCCTTAGTTTTAATGCCTAAGAGATGCAACTCTTCTCGTAATGATTTACAAGCGGGGTCAACCATAAACTCTGTATGATTCATCTTATACTTGCGTTCACACCATTCTTTAAATACTTTCAACTCTTTAGCATAAACACTCATAGCTTTAGTTTCTCCGGTATCTTTACCTGAATGATAATACGAAGCTACTTGAACCATTCTAAACTTACCTTCGAAATTAACTACGATATTGCAATGACAAGTAGTTGCGTCAGACTGGCCTCCATCTGCTGTAAAGAACATTTCTACAGGTTGCCCCTTTAATTGATCAACGACATGATAAGAAGTGTCAAACATGCTGTATATAACACCGCTAGGCATT